TGCGCAGGTCAGTGGTCTTCGCACCAACCGTGTACACGCGCCCCTGAAGCCAAGCGTCGCAGCAGGAAACCGCCCGTCCAGCCTGAGCCTGCCGATGATTCGAGCCGCCGCTCGCCAGCATCTTCCGGGCACGCAGGTCTGCCACGATCCGAGTCAGCTCGTCCACGCCGCAGCTCTTGCCGTCAATGCGCGTGCCGCCTCCAGCTGCGTACAGGCGCCAGAAGTCAAGGGCCTTTGCGCCGTGCCGCCGCAGCGTCACCAGCGCGGCGCAGATCAGCGTGCTCGGCATGGCGGTAGGCGTGGCATCAACTTCGTCAAGCAGCAGCAGTTCATCCTTCCACTCGCCAACCATCTCGTAGATGGGGCGCTGCTCGATGATGTTCATTGCGGAGGTCACGCCTCCTTGCGTCAGGAGCTTGTTTTTCGGCACGATGCCGTGCAGTCGGAACGCGCCAGACAGTCGATCGGTTGCGCCTTCCGTTGCCCCTGGAGCGTCGAACTCCTTGTAAAGAGCCATCGCCTGCGCCATCGAATCCACTTCGTGCAACACCACCTGCACCATGGGCGGCGCCGCCAGCCGGCCATCGCTCCACAGAAGCGCGCGAGTGTGCCCGTCCAGTTTCACAACGGTGCCGTCAGGCAGCACGGCGGCATGCACCAGCATCTGCGAACTGCTGGCGGTACGAAGGTGGCCGCGCACAGCTTTCTTCGCATGCGCCTCCGTATCGCGCTGAATCGGGTTGTCCTGTACCGCCGCCCATTGCGCGGGCTTCATCTGAATGATCTTCATGTTCAAGTCCTCTCGCTTCGGCAACAGCCGAACTGGTCGTTCCAGGGCGACCCGCCACGGCGGGCCGCCTCGCTGCATCTCACACCGCCGTGCAGCCGTGGCGGTCGCCTGAACTCCGCCGTTAGCCGGCACGCGCCGCAGCCACAGCCCGCGCCCACGGACGGCACTCACGCGCATCGATCGCTCGTGGCGCATCCGTCACCATGTAGCGCGTATCCCCCACGTAGTTCTGCTTCGTCGTTCTCTTGACGTGCTCCGGCACGATCACCGGCTCGTCACGCTCGACGGTTTTTTGCATCTCACGTATCGTCGTGGTGGGCGTACGCGCTACTGGCGGCTTCGTTTTCGGCGTCGTTTTCGGCGTCGCGCTAGGCGCCAGCCCGGGCGCGTAATAGCGGCGCAGGCGCACACGAGACCCGTGGTAGCTATCATGCGCGGCCAGTCGCGTCGGCACGAGGCCGATCAGGTAGCGCTCGACGCTAGCCAGGCTGGCATGCATTGCCGCGCAGATGTCGGCCTTTGAGGCGCCGGCCGCGCCGCAGGATGCCACGTAGGCAACCAGCTCGTCAACCCGTCGAGCGCGGCCAAAATCATGATCGACGTAGTCGGCCGCGGCCGCACGAAAAGCTGCATCCCACACGCGCATGGGCCGGCTGCCGCCACCGCCGCCGCGGTGGACGCCGGACATTACGAAGGTGTAATTCTTCGTGGTCTTGCGCGCGAGTCCGGTTGCCGCGGCCAATGCGTCTAACGTCATGCCAGCCGGCCCAGCGATCAGCAGTGCCTCGCGCAGCCGGCGCTCAGCGTCGGCGGACGGCCTCACGGGGTAGCGTTTTTTACCTGTTTGTGTCCATGTTCCCATGTCGCGCCAAACTCCTCGATCAGTTGCTGCCGATATGCCAGCGTCATCCGTCCCGCTCGCTCGCTCGCCCAGTAGTGCGGGCCGTTGCGGATGTACCGTATCCGGCACGGCCGGCAGTTCCGGTGCACGACTCCGCGCGGGCAGCTCGACGGGTCCGCACAGTCGTTCGACGGGCTCGCGTCGATCGGCTGCGCGGTAGTGCCTGCATCCATTCCTGCTCCTACACCATCCGCCCATGCATGGAGTCATGTTCGTGCCTGCTATGCCTTGCCGTGCCTCGCCGCGCCGCGCCCTGCCTCGCCTTGCCTCGCCTTGCCGCGCCTTGCCATGCCGGGCCGCAGTCCAATTCGTTTGTTCGTGTCGGTCGGTTATTGCGCGTCGGCCGCCAGCGGCAGTTCGAGCTTGTCGGCGGGAGCGGGCTCGCCAGCCGTCTCGACCGTTGCGCCCGCAGTCATCGCGCGCACGATGTCTTCCTGGTCGGCCACGCGCACGTCGTACACGAGGCCGGCCACGTGCCCGATCGCGCGCGTCGGGTGGATCGCGCGCACGAGGCGCGCCGCGCTGCCGTCGCGCGGCTCGACGATGTAGATCCGCGTCGCCATCACAGCGTCTCTTCGTCTTCGGCCGCGGTGTAGCCCGCGACGAAGTCATCGGACCCCGCCGCCGGCCGCTGCTCGATCTCGCCCGTCTCCGGGTCGACGCCGCGCGGTGCAGGCTCGGGAGCGGGATCGGTCACGTGCACGAAGTCGCCTTCGAGCACCACGCCCTTTCCGGCCTCGGCCGCGTTGGTCACGTCGATCGCGTTTTGCAGCTCGATGGACGCCGGCATGTACTTGAGCACCTGCAGCAGCGCGGACTTGCGCGCGTACATCTCCAGGTTGTTTTCGGACTCGTTGGCGTAGTGCCGCTGGCCGACCTTGTTGTAGTGCTTGAGGTGCTTGAGCACCTTGTTGCGCGACCAGACCTCGATCACCGGCATCACGGAGTCGCGCACGCGGCCGATGGCGTAGACGAATGTGAACGGCGCCGCGTCGTCCGTATCGCCCGGGACGTGCCGGCAGAAGGGCGCGTCGCCGAGCTGATACTCGAAGCGGTCGCCGTCGCGCACAGCCCCCGTCCAAACCGTCGCCCGGCCGCTGCGCGCGACGAGGTCGGTCAACCCGCGCCAGCCCGGGACGAAGGTGCACGTGTCCTTGTAGGGGATCAGATAGCCCTGCCCGCCGATGCCGGGCTCAAGGCCGAGCTGGGCCGCCGTCATGATGCTGGCCGCGATGCTCTGCGGGGTGCACCGCTGGAGTGCGGGTGTGCTGCTGAATGCGGTCAGCGCCAGCCGCGCCATCCGGTCCGCGTTCATGTGCCGCGGGAGCGCCAGCGCGAGCTGCGGCTTGAGCTTGTCCATGAAGGCCGAGAACTTGGCAACCTCGCTGCCGCCGCCTCGGGTCGGTGCCGGCGGCGCGCCGCCGGCCATCTGCCTCAACGCATGGGTGCTCACGTGGTTGTCCTTTCGTGGTTGGTGAGCGTGGGATCCTCAGAGCCCGTCGATGGCGAATGGCTTGAGCGTGAAAGTACGGGCCTGCCACGGCTTGTGACAGTCGCGGTAGACCTTGGTGCCGATGGCTGCCTTGAGCGCGTCATGGTCGAGCGCCTTGCCCTCGCGCAGCTTCCACTCCACCGCCGTCTTGCCGGTCGGCAGCACGACGGCGACCGCGTCCTTCATGGCGCGCTTGATCTGGAACTCCAAGGCCGCCGCCTCGGCCTCGCGCGCGCCGATCTCCTTGCCGATTGCGCGCAGGCGCAGCAGGGCCTGGGTCAGTTCCTCGTCGGCCAGCAGCGGCGCACCGCCCTCCAGTTCTCTCGGGTACAGCCGGTCGAGGTCGTTGAGGTTGGTCGGCGACGGCGCCACGCCCGCGAGCACGTGGTTCTGCCAGAAGTCCTGCGCGCGGCGGCGCAGGTAGGCGATGACTGCATCGTCGGCCGCCACCGGGTAGGTGCGCAGCTCGTCGGCACCGAACAGCGCGGCCAGCATGCCCTTGCGCCGGCGCGTGACGCCCAGGCCGTGCATCACCTGTGCCGTGTAGTGCGTCGGCAGGTCGTCGCTGCCGCTGTCGCCCCACTCGCGCAGCTTGAACGGATGCACCGTCTTGAGTTCGACGTTCGTGATCTCGTCCTCGCCGTCGAGGACGATCTCGAAGTCGATCTCGGAGGCCAGGAACGGCAGGTCGGCGTCACGATAGCGGCGGTTCGCGGCCAGCACTTCGACCGTGTGCCCGTCGTCCTCCAGTTGCTCGACGAGCATCTCGGCGACGACCGACTCCCAGCGCACGCCGCGCGCTTTCGGGTCTCGCGGTTTGACCGGGCCGTCGACACGTGGCCGTGACTTGTCGAGCCATAGCTGGTACGGCGTGCGCCACGGGCTGCACCCGATGACGGCCGCGATGTCGGACCCGCCGAGTAGCTTGGTCCGGTCGTGCGCATCGGGCGCGATGGTGGTGAGCGTGCTTTGAGACATGCCGCCCTCCCTACGGTTGTGTGATCGGGCCGAGCACGAGCGACACGGTCGCGATGACGGCGATCAGACCGATCGCGATCGTGAGCGTGAGCGCCGGGCCGGGCAGGCCGGAGTCGTCCGGCCGCCGGCACGCATCGGGCGTCGGGCATGCGCGCCGGCCCTGATCGCACGGGCCGCTGCACGTCGGCCTGGATGCACGCGGGACGCGTGGCGCGGTCATGCCATCGCCTACCAAAGCCACATGGCCATGCCGACGCCGATGGCCAGGGCCAGGGCGATGTCTGCCGCTGTCTCCCAGCGGCTGGGACGGCGCGGCCAGCGCTCTATGGGGTCGAAGTCGGCGGGGCGCCAGGTCCTGGCCCAGGTGCGCGCGTGGATCGCGCGGCGGGCGTCTGGCAGGCGGTTCATGCAGCCTCCGCCACGATGGCGAGGGCCTGCGCCAGCATGTCGCGCAGGTCCGCGGCCTCGGCTGGAGTCATGAAGACGGCCTGCTGCATGCGGCCGTCTAAAAAGCTGATGCGGACCTCGTGTTTATCAGCAGAGCGACTCACGATCACCCGCGGCGCGTGTTCGCTGTGGGGCAGCATCGTTGCGGAATAGCTCTCCCACCTGGAGAGTGGGCAAGTCTCAATCATGGCATGTCCTCCCACCAATCGAAGCCGCGCTCGGCGTCGGCCTCGGCATTGATCTCGTCGGCGATCGCCTGCTGCCACTCGCACAGCGTTTCGAGGGCGAAGTGCCCCGGCTCGATCGCATGGCCGGAGATCACCACGTCGGTGATCTCGATGTCGGCCGCCGCGCAGCGCAGGCCGTAGCTGTCGCCCGCGTAGTACACGACGAGCACGCGCAATGGGCCTAAATCTTGCATGCTGCTGTTCGTGTCGGACACGTCCGGCATCGGCTCGGGCGGCGCGTCGTCGCCTGGCCCGTGGGTCGTAATTTTCATGTGCGCCTCGCTCGCTGCACCATGCAGCGTGACGCCATCATGCACGCGCTCCTGGCGCCATGCCATTGGGACACACCCTAAGCCATTACGTAAGCCCTTAGGTAGTCGGACTAGGGAAATCCCTATGCCGTGGCTTGCGCTGGAGCACCTGAATTGGCTATGCTGCGCTTACAGTAATCAGGCGGGCTTACTATGTATGTGAAGCTGTTTGCAAGCATCTACCAGGGCACGCTGCGCGGCAAGTCGCACTGCTTGTTAGTCTTTACTAACCTTCTGGCGCACTGCGACAAGGCAGGCGAGGTTGACGTGCATCCGCGCGCGATCGCCGATGAGGTCGGCCTCACGGTCGAAGAAGTCAACGCAGCGCTCGCCGAGCTTGAAGCGCCCGATCCAGAGTCGCGCAGCCCGGAGGAAAATGGCTGCAGAATCATGCGGTTAGACGAGCATCGCGCGTGGGGCTGGCGCGTCGTCAACTACATCAAGTACCGCGCTATCCGTGACGAGGCGGACAGGCGCGAACAAAACAGACGTGCTCAAGCGGCCTGGCGCGAACGGCATAAGGAACATAAGCAAAGTAAGCCAGCGTCAGCCGCCGTAAGCCGCGATAAGCCAGAATCAGCCCAAGCAGAGGCAGAGGGAGAAGCAAAAGAAAGGGAGGAGGTAGTAGAGAGGGGAGTGCAGAGGGGAGAGATTGCGCCGGCCCGCAAGCGGGCCGTCGTCCCCTCCTGTCCTTCTGAAGTCGAGCAGCAGGTATGGAGCGACTGGCTCGCGCTGCGGAAGGCGAAGAAGGCGCCTGTGACCGAGACTGTCGTGCGCTCAGCGATCGCCGAGGCCGCAAAGGCAGGCATGACGCTCGAATCCTTCTTGCGCGTCTGGTGCGCTCGCGGCTCGCAAGGGCTGCAGGCCGACTGGCTCAAGCCGCACGAGCGCCAGGTCAATGGCGCCGAACCAGCATGGCGCACCGAGCAGCGCGAGCGCATGCAGCAGTTCGCGCCGTTTTCGCATGCCAAGCGGCCGCCGGCCGCGGAACCGTCGGAGATCATCAATGCAGATGCGAAGCGATTGGATTGACGCCCTCTTCGACCGCCTCGCGGTCAGGTATGGCGCGCTGTTCACGCGGCAATACGACGGGATCGATCTGGCGGCCGTAAAGGCGGACTGGGCCGGCATGCTCGGAGGACTCAGCGGCGCCTCGCTACGCTACGGGCTGGCGAATCTCGCGCCGCTGCCGCCTAACGCGATCCAGTTCCGGGACATTTGCGCGCGCGCGCCGGTAGAGTTCCCGGCGGCGCTCGCGGCCCCGAGGGCCGATCAGGCGGTCGTGGCCGCGATCAGGGACCGCATAGCGCAGCCGACGGATCGGGCCGAAGATCCGGCCGCCGTCGGTATCCGCAATATCGAGCGCGCGGCTGAGATTCGCCCGCTTACCGCCGGGCAGCGCTGGGTGTTGGATCGCTGCCGCGCGAAGCTAGAGGGGCAGCGAGCATGACAGCCTCGCAGCGCCGCAAAGGCAAGGGCGGCGAGTTGGAGCTGGCCGGCATCATCCGCGATCTGTCGGGCTGGGACGTGCGGCGTCGGGTACGGCAGCACGACGGCGACTCGGATCTGGAGGGCATCCCGGGCTGGTCGGTCGAGGTCAAGCGTCACAAAGCCGCTGGGAGGGGCTTAATCGGGGCGTGGCGGCGTCAAACGGTACAGCAGGCTACCCGGGTAGCAACGGGCCAGAAAAACGCAGCCGCGGCCCGGATTTCGTGTCTGATGCCTGTTCTGTTCTTCCGCGCCGACAGGGACCAGTGGCGCGCAGTGTGGCCGGCGTCGGTGCTGCTGACGCATCAGCGTGCCGACATGTGGGTGGACTACGCCTGGACGTGCGAGTCGTCCGTCGAGGCTTGGGTGGCGGTCGCGCAGGAGCTGACGGCGCCCGAAAGCGAAAACGGCCCGGAGTCGGGCCGCTGAAGTGGCTCGTTGGTCGCGCTAACGCCATAGGGACAAACCCTACTAGACAGCACGCAAGGGACGTGCTACCCGAGGTGACTTGATGCGCACCCGCATATCGTGCACACTAGGGCATTAGGTTGCGGCTATAGCGCGCCGCGTCCGCGCACGTTTTCGGAGGTACCAATGCAACGTTGGCCGACAAAGCCCCCCCAGGGCGAGACACCGCGATTCGAGGACATCGACCCTCGCACCATCGATGCACCGGTGCTCACCCAGAACGGATGGGTGGTACCTGACCAAGATGCGAAGCGAGCCCGTGATGCCGCTCGCAAGGCAGCAAGGGAGCGAGCATGTGCGACCCAGTCTCCCTCGGCGTAGCTGTAGGCGGGGCAGTGCTGGGCAGTAGCCTGAGCAAGCCCAAAGCCCCGAAGCGCGTAGAGTATCCGGACCCCGAGGTCGAACGAGCGGAAGCCGAAGCTGATGCACAAGCCCGGGTCAATGCTCAGCTAGCGGCCGACCAGCGCCGCCGCCGGGAGCAGCAGTCCCTCCTGGCTAGTGGAGGGGGGTTCGGGTTCGGGGCGCCAGCAGGCGGGGCGGTTCGACCGGCGGCCGCACTGATCACTAGCGGCGGCAGCACCAGCTCGGTATCGGGCGCATCCAGCACCGCACCGGCCAGCCTCCTCAGCCGTGGCACCCAACGGCCAACCCGCGGAGTGGCGACACTGTGACCGAGCGCGCATCGGCCATCGTGCGCCGGCTACAGCAGATGCAGGCCGAGCGCTTGGTGCATGAGAGCACGTGGCGCGACTGCTATCACTACACCTACCCCGAGCGCATGCAGGGATTGGCGGGCGACCAGCTGGAGGACGCAGCGAGCATCCAGCGCCGGCGCGGCGAGGTCCTGGACAGCACGGCTACGGATGGGGTGCGCCTACTGTCTAGCGCCGTGGTCTCGGGTATGACGCCA